GTTATACGCTACCAGATCTAGCGTAATGGAATAGAACTCGGTCGTGAATTTCATCTGGTCCTCGGTATCGTCATTTTGAGCATTTCCATACGCTCATGCTCGGCAGTCTGATAGAACGCAAGTATGTGGGCTTGCTTCATAGCGTCGAGGTCATCCCAGCAAGGTATCACCTTGCTTTTGAAGCCTGGTGGCAGGATGTTGAACTCGCGACAAGCCGCCCATATCGCGTACTCAGCGGTGCGATGCCTTGGCCAAAGGATTTTCCGAGCTACGCCCCCTGACCACGTAGAAAAGACCTTCGCGCCTCTTCAATCTTACGTTCGTCAAGGGAGTTAGCAGCCATCACGAGACCCATAACACGATTGGTCTCTTGCTCAGAAAGGCCACCTTCCATCAAGTCTTCTTGCCAATGGATACACGAACGGGGTTCGGTAGGCTTGACTTTGTTCCACTCGATGTCATTCGGTGCAAGAGAGCGGACAATGGTAAACGCAAAGCGTTGCTGCCCACGGATTTCCAACGCCGAGATATAAGCGACGTCGGCATAATCGGACTCCTTGCCATTCTTCGTTTGTAGCATCGGAGGGATGGGTTCAGGTACCATCTTCTCGAACTCTTCGTTGGTCGCTACCGCGATTGCTCGAATCGGAATATCTTCGCCGTCAGTTCGAGGAAGGACCAGCAGTTCTTCACAAGGCGTAACAGTAACTCCACCAATCTTCATAGTTGTTCTCCAAGTTAAGGCGTAAAGGAAAAAGAGGTGCCGACAGGGCAGCGAGCCAACGCTGCCCTATGTCGGCATTTGCTTAGCACTCGGTATCAGTCGACCGGGTGATAGCCGGTTCGCTAACGTTGCATCGTCCGGAGACGGCAATCGTCGCTTCACCAACATCGAAGTCAAGAGACTCATACCGGAAATCGGTGAAGACAACATCTTCGTCTTCATCCGTGCCGCAAGGCACACAATGCTTTGCGAGGACATCAATACAGTAAGGCTCACAGAGGTCAGACGAAGTGGAGACCCACTCTGCCGCCTCGCCTTGGTTCTTCAAAGCGTCCACAGGTGTGATAGCCTGACCGGACTGTGTCTTGACAAAGTCATAGACGAACTCCATGGACATTTCGACGGGCTGCTCATCGGCTTCCTTGACAGTATCAAGGTCACCACGTTCGCGAAGGTACTCATATTCCTTCGCCTCGGTCCAGGTGAGGTTTCCTTCACCAACCTTGATCTCAATCCGTTGATTGATGAACGTCAGGGCACCTTCAGCGTTGCCGCTGTTGTAGGTTCCCGTACCAAGAGCCGGGGTAATGACAAGGTTGGTCGTAGGACCGTTGAGAGTAGGCGTTCGACCGGTAACAGTGTGTACCGTGTTAACCGTCTCGCCGTTGACCGTCAGTCGCGCACCAACCGGAATCAGGTTGGTCGTAGTAGTGTTCAGGACAATCGTATCGACATCCAGAGTGGTGTCGTTTGCAGTGCCGTTCGCGGACAAGTTGCCCGTCCCGGCAAGACCGTCCTGCACATAGATGGTTACGTCACGCATTTCAATTCGTGCCATCAGGTTTTACTCCTTTGAGAAGTGTAGGGTTGTTTGTTTTGCCAGTTCGCGCAACCGGCCCATAACCCGCTAGCAGCGGTGACTCAGTTCTGGTGTGTGGTTTCGCGCAGATCACACACTAAAATTGACTTCATTTTGGTTTGTTGTCGCTCTTTTCCTTGACCACTTCGGATAACAACTTCTTGTCTATGCAGTCATCCTTGGTCAATTTGATGATTTTACCATCATGAAGATAAAAGCCGGGTGTGGCAATGTCAGTGTTGGTATCATCAGGTTCGAGAAGCTTCTCTTTGTATGGTTCCAGTTTTGTTTCAATGTCTGCACCGTGTTCGATCATCCCTGCATTCGTGGAAGTTGTTTGACCGGGCTCAGTTATCCCCATGTGAAGAATATCAAGTCCCGAGTCATAGACGAACCAGTAAGTTGTCTCCGTTGGTTCCAACTTGTTCATGTTGACTTATAGTCCTGTTGCGCCCCATTTGCGGTGGTTGTCAAGACTTATTTTGCGTCATCCTACCGAGTTTCTAGTTCTCGGTCTCGGACGGCTTCATAAAGAGTCGTTTTTCCTACACAGTCTTCTTGTCTTAGTAAAACTACTCTGTTGTTGCATAAGAAGAAACCTGGATAAGGAGGCGGTGTACTCCCTTCAATTGGTTCTTCTAATTTTGCTTTGTGAACTTCCAGGCGAATCAAGGCGTCTCCATCGGCCTCAATTGCGCCTGATACTGTACTGGTGACCTGCCCCGGCTCAGTAACACCTGTGTGAAGGGTATCGAGTCCGCTATCGTACACACACCAGTGGGTCGTTTGCACTGGTATTAAGTTGCTCACGGTGCTAAACCTCCATCAGTTATAACCCAGTTGCTAGTCAGTAATGTCTCTCTTGCGGCGTTAGCTGTGCCTTCTGAATATGTTGAGTTTCCACCATGGAAGTTCACGCCCGTTTTCACCGTCTGGGCTGCCCATCCAATGAGAGTGGAATCATAGTTTGCCGTGCTTAAGGTGGCGTTCAAAAGCATGTTGGCCATGGTGGTGACTTTTTCAATGTTCCAACTTCCTAGATCTTGGTCAAACGCCGAGCAGTTGAGGAACATAACAGTCATATTCGTGACATTTGCCGTGTTCCAACTGCCGATGTCTTGGTCGAAGTCAGAGCAACCGTTGAGCATCCCAGACATGCTCGTGGCGTTCGCTGTGTTCCAACTACCAATATCTTGGTTGAATGTTGGGCACAAAGCGAGCATGTTGGTCATATTCGTGACTTTCACTGTGTTCCAACTGCCGATGTTTTGATTGAAGTTGGAGCAAGACTGGAACATCGTACTCATGTCCGTGACGTTCGCTGTGTTCCAACTACCGATGTTTTGATTGAATGTCGTACAACTCTGGAACATCGCGCTCATTATAGTGACATTTGCTGTGTTCCAACTGCCAATAGCTTGATTGAATGCTGCACAACTCCTGAATGTGCTTTCCATTATGGTGACGTTCACTGTGTTCCAACTACCAATATCTTGGTTGAATACATCACAACCCTGAAATGTACTATCCATATCAGTGACGTTCGCTGTATCCCAACTACCAATGTCTTGGTTGAATGCTTCGCAATTGAAGAACAACCACTTCATGGCGGTAATGTTTGAAACATCCCAAGTGTCTATGTTTACTGGTTCAAACGCTACACAATCATAGAACGAGGCTTCCAAAGACGTTAAAGTTCCCAGGAGTAACTCATCTGTTGCGTTTGATGTCAAATTGGAGCACCCTCTGAACTGGTAACCATCGTTGCTGAGTACCAAAGGGCCCCAGGAAATGACGTTGGCGATTTTCAACTTATCCCCAGTGTTATTGAATCTCCAACCTTCAATGTCCCCACTAATTCTGATCTCATACTCTCCTCCGGACGAGTAAGTATGGGTAACAGCAGGATCGTCATAAGCAGTGATATCGTCTTGGTTACTATCCCCCCAGAACACAGTGAAATCATAGCTTCCATTCGATGTTAATGGCAGTGCCACTTGAACATTGTTGCTGCTACCGCCACTCACATTGGATGTGTTCCAAGTGGCAACAAAATCACGGGCGATGATTTGGGATGCTAAAGAGACTAACCCCATATTGGACGTACCTAAACGAGCCCAGTCCCCTTCACTAGCGACAGTTGAACCCATAACAAGAGTTGAAAAAGTGCCTTCAATATGTGTTGCAGGGAAGTCAAAAACATACACTACGTAGTCCATGTGGAAGACAGCATCCACCTCAGACTGCCTGACAGCGGTATCCTTGTCCAGTTGCCCGAAATGATAGATACGCGCAGCCTCGTTCTTACCTTTTCCGATTTGCAGACAACCTACAAAATCGCCGGTGTCGTCAACGCCACTTCCTTTCATGTAGATCGGAATGGGAAGAAGCATCTTCTCGGCAAAAACACCTGTCCATTGAATCAGATCATAGGCGTTGCTGTCAACCGGGTCCATCGCTTTGGTGAACATGAAGTTGATGACGACATCGATAGTGTAGTAGCCGTTGCTTACTTCTTTCATCGAAGGGCCGGTCACTCGCAACTCGACATGGTTCTCGTGCATAGTGTTTGCCGACCGTTCGTCAATACCTTCGACGAAGTATGGCAAAGAGAGATCTTCAGCAACGGTGCGGAAATGTTCGGCAACAGACTGGAAGATCCAGCGAGGCAGATTCTTATCCATATTCACTACCTCCAGTTAAGCGATGACTGCTGTAGCAGTTTGTGTCAGGGATAACAGATAGGCGTTCGTCTTCACATGGAAGTCTTCGTAAGCGGGTGCGCCTTCGATCAACTTCGCATAGACCAGCCAAGCCGTTTTGTATTCATACTCGTCGACTCGCTTGATGTTGTAGCGTTTCCCATCGAAGGTGATCCAATCGTCGTGATTGATCTCGTAGGTAGAAGGAACATCAGTGCGATCAATGATGAAGCGTCTTATACCAGGATCAAACGTCCCGCCTTGAACAACTTTCTTGTTGGCCGAGATCATCGAGATGGACTGAATCACATCGCGAGTGAGAGTGACCGGTAGCACCACAGCCCGAGGAACGTAGGTCGATGTATGTGTCTGAGTTTTCACCCCGGTGTTATGATCCGTGTTCACGACGCCAAGTTGATAAACCGTGATCGGATTACCATAATCTTTCTTCATCGCTCGAATTGTTCTCCGAATGAGACGAATCAGGTTGTAGTTAGGCCTTGCCATTGAATTGTGCCTTGACTTCAGATACTAGGTTTACGAGACGGAGTTGTTCAGTGTTGGCCGCAATGATGGCTGACATCTCTTTGACCATTTGGGTCAGGACTTCAGTATTGAAGTCCTCCAGTTGTTTGACTCGTTCGACAAGGTTTTCTTCGCGTTTCCAATCGCGCCAGATGAAGAAGAGAATTGTCCCTGCTATAGGGCCAAAGTCTTTCAGAACAGAAATCAGATCAGACATAAAAGCACCTTGTCCTGTTGCGGGGCATTGTTATAGTGATACTACTTCATTCACTTCGATATCAAACTTGGTTGTGGTGACAGCTATACCTAGTCGAACAACTGTGTCTCCGTTACCAGAAGGTGGAGTGGTCGTCATTTCCCCTTCTGTTGCGCTTAGATAATAAACACTTCCAGCCGTCAGAGTGGCACCGCTGGTGACAGCCGACCAATCTGATTGGTCAATACTGCCTTCCGAAAGCACAACAACAGGTTGACCGATAAAAGCACCCACAAGGACCAACCCCAATACCTGAGCCGTCGCGACAGCGCTGGCATCAGCGAGTTCCGCAACATTACTGCTTGAAACATAGACAGGGACACCTCGCACCAAGATATTTGAGGCCGACGCGGTCATAGTGTGCTTGCTCAGATTCTCGACGACTTCTTGAACCTCTATATTGAACTTGGTCGTAGATATCGCAGTGCCAAGCTGAATGATGCTGTCAGCCCCACCTGTAGGTTTGGTGGTTGTCATCTTCCCAGTGGTAGCGCTGAGATAGTAAACACTTCCAGGTGTCAAATTAGTGGTGCCTATTACAGATGTCCAATCAGCTTGATTGACACTGCCTTCCGAGAGTACCGTGGCTGTGCTACTGGCCGAAGCACCAACTGATACCAGTCCAAGAACGTTGGCGGTCGAAGAGCTACTTGCGTCTGCAAGATTCACTGTGTCACTGGCTGAGATGTAGATGGGTTGACCAACCGCCACTGTTTCATTTGCCGTAACAGTATAAGAACTGGGATCAACTGGGGTCGCAATGTCGTGGAAATCGTTTGTTTCGATATCAAACTTGGTCGTGGTGACAGCACGCCCTACCTGTACACCATTACCTGTCGGTTTGGTAGTGGTCAACTCGCCTGCCGTTGAACTGAGGTAGTAGAGACTGCCGGGAGTTAAGCTGGTGGCCCCTATTACCGAAGTCCAATCAGCTTGATTGACGCTCCCTTCCGAGAGCACGTTGGCTGTGCCATTTGCAGAAGCCCCTACAGAGACCAAGCCAAAGACTTGTGCAGTAACATCTGAGTCGGCGTCGGCTAGGTTAATGGTGTTGTCGCCTGAGATGTAAATAGGCTGACCAACAACAACGGTCTCGTTCGCTGTCATCTCATATTGACTGAGATCAGGATCACCATCTCCGCTTCCGGGCGGGTGGTAACCATCAAGAGCCACATGAACAGCACTGGTGAAAGTTATCGGGCTTTCAAGACTTGGTGAACGGTCCATGTTGAATCCAACCACATCAGCGACACCCAGGGAATGATTCGCGGGATCTTCGCCATGGTTATTGTGGTGACTCAAGTCTGAACCGATGGTCATTGGATCTTCCACATAGTGATTGTAGTCACCAATCAGATCCACAGCATCAGTTAAGCCCAGACCGGAAGTAGCGAGCACTCGCTTTTCCAGTAGGCCGACAACACCCCTCTTGGGCACCATCGGGCGTCGGACGTTAGATGCAAATCGGTTCATTATTTGTACACCAAGATGTTGAGTTCGGCACCAGACGTTTCTTCAATGAAACGGATCTTTCGTAGATCTCCAGTGTACCAGATTGATTCGCCAGCGTGAATTCGCACGCCTATTGAAGTAGTGGGGTCGGGGCCATCATCTCGGTATCGGACGTTTTGGTCCAAAGCCTGAATGAGAGCTACACGACCATTACCAATGCCAATACCCATCGCAATGGTGGGATTAAGCTGGACGTATCCATCGGGCTCGATGATAGCGTCAGCGACGAAACGATCAGCAAAAGCGGCCATTGGTTGTCTCCAGAGAAGAGAAAAGAAGACCAAGGCGGGCCGGTTACAACGCGACCCGCCAAGGTCATTATCAAGATACGGGGCTCACACCCGCTTTCGCTTACGCATACAGGACACAACCGAGCTTGGTGTCCAGAGTGGCCACACCACACAGCATATCCAAGGTCACAATGGTACCCTGGCTGCTGATGTCGTATTGCATCGCTACTCTCATGGCGAGGTTGTTGTAGCTACCAACGGCAGCCTGTACGCCCAACGTGCTGCTCGGCAGTGCGAGCGGACGGTTCACGAAGGCAATGGCATCCCGATGGAATGCAAAGTTCCAAGAACCGTGCGGGCCGGGGAATGCGCTGTCAGCAGCCGTTACGGCAACTTCAAGCGGACGATCCAGCCAAACGATGACACTCGTGGTGTTCACCGAGTCGGTCTCGATGACCGTGTACTCCTTACGATCACCACCGGCAGTCGTACCGAACGCCAAGATCTGACCCACGACGGGCAACTTGTTGGCAGTGATGGTGTTGAGCGTAACACCCTTGTCGTAACCAGCGGCATACGTCGCACCAACCACAGCAGGCTCGAAAGCGTAACCGACGGCGTTAGCCGAGACAGCGTACTTGTAGGCCTCAACGAGCGTGATGCCCGTAGTCGTACCGGTCAGAGCCGAGATCTCCTTGGGCTGACCTTCGCCAGTGAACCAGGCGTAAGAACCAACCGTCACAGCCGAACTGGCAGTAACAGCCAAGTTACCAGTAGCACCAATGGCGGCACCAGCGGCGTGATTCAGGGTCAGCGTGTCAGCGTTCGCCAGTGCGACGTAGTTGACATTCTGATCCATGAAGGTGTCAAAACCGAGGACTCGTCCCAGCTTGGCCTCTTCCAGAGCGGTACCACCGTCTCCACGCTGATTCGCAGCGATGAAGAGTTCAGTCTTCAGCATTTGGGTCTCGGCCTGAGGACTGATGAGCAAATTACGCCCATTCGGATACGCCTTGTTGATCTCCATGATCTCTCGGGCTTCGAGAATCCAATCCTTCGCGTTCGCGGAACTCATCTCAGCGAGACGACCCGAAGCGTTGGCCTTGAATTCGTGAACCTGACCACAAAGAATGCGATCCACAGTGCGAGCCATCTGCATCGCAGCGGGCTCCAGATGGAAAGAGATCAGTTCCTTGAACGAAAGAGAAGCCTCTTCGTCCTTGATCGTGAACGAAACGTAGACGTGCTGATCCAGGGGCACCTGCACATTCGTGCTCTGGGCGTCCTGGTTGACAACACTGTCACCCTGCGACTTTCGCTTGGTGCTGAATTCGCCCGGCCGACGGGTGTTAATCACATCGCCGTAGCTGGCGACCAGAGGAGAGAAATCGCGATGGACCAAGTTGGCCATAACCATATTCTCTTCGAGGATCGCGAGGGACTCTTCAGCCCACAACTCGGGAATCAGCGCATCGTTGTCATTTGCGTAGCAGAGAAGAAACAAGTTCATAATGAACTCCTTGTGTTTGAGTGAGTAAATAAAGGTACTAACCCCCAGGTGACATCAAGTCTTGTGTCCCTGGTACACACAAGATGAAACCCCGGTCTTACCGGTATGCCTGATACTTGAAGGCGCGAACAATCAAGTCAGACAGTTAAAAGCTAACGTGTCGAAACTTGATCTTTGATCGCTTGGCGATTTGCTCGATAGTATTCGGACGACACATTTTCGTAATCGTAAGACTCTGTAGGGGCTCCGCTTCCTTGACCCGCTCCAACGCCCTGTACAACATTACTTCGGAAAAGGTTTCCGTAGATCTTCGGCAGTTGTTGCATACGTTTCACCGCATCTGCCGGGGTACAAAGAGTCTGGACAGGACCGCCCGTCTTTTCGTCGATGTCGTTGAAGTTGACCATCGGTATGAGTTCACCTTCAACATCCTTTAGTTCGGTATCTGGCTTCAGAAGAGCGACCACTTGGGCTGGATTGAACGCATCAGCCCCTCCAGCAGCGTCTTGCAATGATCGCGCCACTGTCTCTTTCTTGAACTTGTCTTCCCAAAGATCGGCCCGCTTTGTCGCAACGTCCAATTCAGTTTGGTACTTCTCTTCGGACTGCTTACGCTCAAATTCGAGTTGTTGTTCTTTCGTGCGATTTGCCTTTTGAAGGTCTTCATATCGCGTTTGAAGCGTGTCGCGTTCGTCTGTGGTGAGATTCTTGTTTTGCAAGAGTTCCTGATAGCTGCCTTCCAGTTGGCTGTATTTGTCGTTCTGCTTCCTTTTCTCTTCCGCCATGAACTTGTTTACGTCTTCTTGCGAGAACCTCTTATCACTTTCGTTTCCTGCCGGAGGAACCGGAGGAACCGGAGGAGTCGGAGGAGTCGGAGGAGTCGGAGGAGTCGGAGGAGTCGGAGGGACTACCACGCCTTCTGCCGGAATGGTGCTGCCGTCAAAGCAAAGAAGGGAAGTGAAGTTAAAAGTTGCCATGGTGTAAAAAACCTTTCGTCAATCGGCCCTACTAAATCTGACTAAACGGTCAAGTGTTAGATATGGCTTCAGCCATCTCCATACACGAGCCGTGGGAATACCATAAACAAGGTATTCAATTGCTGCATTTTCGGCGGCGTAGGTGGTCCGCACGGCAGAATATGCTTGTCGGACGACGTTGATTCTATCAATGGCGTCTTCCGAGTCAAAGCCTTCAAGTAGGGCAAGAGCTATCTCATAGCAAGCCCATTCTATTTCCGTTGGTACAACAGTGTCTTTGCCCCGCGGAAATTCTTTTTCCTGTGTCGCGTCGGCCGTGATGACTGCATCACGAGTCGGCGAGTTGATAAGTATCTTTTCTTCCTTTTCGGTCCCTGCGTTATACTCATACATGATGAGCCACACAGAGTTCTTCACCCCTCTGTAGTTGAGATCGTCAATGATCTGAGTGGCTTCGGTCAACGCTTTTGGTCGATCAGAAGGTTCTGAATCAGACCACCCTTCAGAGTGAAGGCGGGCATCAAAATAGGCATTCGCCTCTATTAGCGTTCCATAGTAAGCCATAGATCACCTTCTCTCTTGGTTGGGATTATGAAGCGTCTGTGTTACCAATGGTGCCTCCAAGCAACGCTGTTCCACCAGCCCTCTTTGCTCTCGAATAAGTGGTGCCGATTACTTTCGCTTCCGGCTTGACAGGCTCCCCAGTAGGTTTGTTGGCTCCGCCCTTTTTCACAACTGGACCTTTACCGTCGAACTTAGCTACCATTCTTTTCTCCCTTTGTGAGGCTTTTACCTGCGCCTCGTGTTGGTGGTTTCTTCTCAACCTCTAAGGTTGTCTCATTCGCCTTGTTTCGTTCCTTTTTCCCTGACGCCTTGTTGGGATCGAGATCAGCAACCCCTCTGGCTGCCATGTCTCCTTCTCCAGGATCAACTTTACCAGCTTGTTGTGCTTCGACGATTGCCTTTGCGCGGGCAATGTGATCTGCACGAGCCACTAAGTATTCACTGTCATCAAAGCCGATAGCAATCGAAGCAGTTTTCTCGCCACATAACCCGGCTTCAACTGACCGTATAATGATGTCAGGATCAGAAGTCGCATAGCCAGCTTCGTCGATCTGGGAATAAATCTTATCAATTGTCCCTGTGTCAACCTTGCCCGCCAAAAGAGCCGCAACGATGTTCTTCGATAGCTCTTTCTTCACTTCCTTCCCTGGGACAGTATACATGAGTTCGGCGATAGCTTGTGCCTCTTTGACACGGTCTTCGTCGTTCTTCAAACTGTAACGGTCAGGATATTTGACTGTTGCGATCTGACGCTTACTAGGGTCTTTACTCTCATAAGAGGCCCAATGGTTTGCGATGTCCCGCTCGGCACCTTCAAGCACCAAACCAATGTAGGACAAACCAGCTTCCAACCCTTGGTCCGACAACTTCATAGCTTCGGCCGATATAGCCCTCTGCCCCATCTTGTTCTGGACGGCGAGGTTTACTAGCTTGCGAATGTCATCTTCCAGCTTCTCTTGTAGCTTCATAGAAGCCATAAGAGGCTCTGGGCTAGGATGAATGAAAGAAGGTGCATCAGCTTTCATTGGGTAGGTACGCCCGTGGCTCACACCTGCACGAACTTCTGCACCCGCTTCGCTATTGTCCGAAGTGTTCGAGGTCCCGTCATCATCGACGCGCTTTCTAAGGTGATCGCCAATGGCTCGGCTGTCCCGTTGTTCAACATAGAACGGGAAATTTGCTTTGATGGCATAAGACACGTCCCCAGATCCGAGGTTCAGCAAAGCTACTTGATGCTTGTACACATCTTTGAGCAGGCTGCCTCCGATGTTCAACATCGAGAATGGGATTCGGTCCAATTCGAGGGACATTACTCCATCGCTATCAGCAATTGTGTTGCCTTGAAAATCAATCGGTTGATCCTCAGCGTCGAGAAGTCTCATCTTGACTTTATGATCGATTGGGTCAATCCAAAGGAATCGGTATCGCGTGTATCCACCACCATTAGGTAAGGATACCCCCTTCGCAAAACCTTGATTGTAGTCAATACCTTGGTCACGAAGCAGAATAGCGGTGAAATCACCCGGCTCTTCTGGTTTAGCAACTGACCAAGAAAGGATGTCTTCGACCCTATACATATAGCTGTAGGGG